TTGTTGATGTGATTGCTTTCCTACCTTCGCCGCCAGCCATCAAAGCGTACTCTGCTGCTTCGCAGATATGTGAATATTTATTCTTGTCTGGCTCATCCCCATACCGTGCATCACCAGCCACCTGTATGCGCCTGTAACAGAACCCTCCCATTAACCCTTTGCGCAAATGTTTTGCTTTAGGCGAAACCATGAAGGCAGGCTTCCCGTCCATACATAAGCGTTTCATTGGATCTATAATTGCCGCTCGCCTAACAACAGGCTTATTTGTGTGAGTTGGGAATACGCAGTTTATACCATGCTTTCTTAAAATAGAAAATGCAATATCATCAGTTGCCTGACCTCTATTCATACCCGATGGATCGCCACCGCCCCGCGCAAACTTAAAGTTAGGGTACTCCCTATCAAGGTATCTTTTTAATTCTGGTGCAAAAGATGTGGCAGACATGTCCTCTGTGACAAACTCATCTACAGCCACCCATCTACCCATTACTGGTACAAACTGAAATATAGCGCAAGCAGGCGTTCTACCAAAGTCAATGCCGAGCGTTAAAGGTAGGGTTTCGTCTGGCTCATAAATGTCAGCTAGGCAATGAGCACTATCTACATATTCAGGATAAACAGGTTTACCGTCTGTAACAAACCCGTATTCATTAGCAAGGTTTACTTTAATCCACTCAAAGTCTTTACCTTCCATGCCTCGCACGTAATAACCTTCTGGCAAATTATGAGCATTTTCTGCACTAGGGTTTTCTTTAAACTTCTCCCCTTCTCTAATTAACCCACCCGGCTGATGAAAAAAGTCCCATCCTTTAGGTTTTGTTATCTCAGATAATTTATATATCCAGTGATCTTCATCAGGTGAATTGTAATCACCAATCATCCCATGCCAAGTGCAATCTGTGCCACCCGCTGCTTTTGACGGGTAACGTCCATGACGTAAATCAGCCATATCTATAATTGACTTCGGAAGCTCTTTAGCCTCATTTAACCAGAAACCTGTGACCTGTGTACCCCTTAGTTTCTTTACACCGTCATCCCTATCTAAAGCTAAGAATATAATCTCAGAATTTACTATAGTGCCATCGTCCAGCTCAAACTCTAATGTCTGATGTGGTGGCTCTACACCACCTTGCGTGTAATGACCTAAATCACGGTAAAGCTCAAGCCAATCTTTTATTGTCGTGTTAGCTAAATCAGGAAAGGTGTTTCTTATAGCGATAAACCTAGACGGCCTTATACCTTCTTCGTTTGGCTGCTGGTTACACATGTAGGTAAATATTTTTTGGCAAGACTCCATTGTTTTGCCAGAGCCTAAAGGCCCACGTATCATTTGAACACGGGCCGTAGAATACCTATATTTAGCTAATACTCTGCCTTGCGGCTTGGTCTGTATTTGTATCGTTGGTTGTTCGCTCACTTATCATCTCCCCGTTAATGATGTCTATGTCCAAAGTAGGCTTACCACTTAAATCTATTGTTTTAACTTTGGGCATGGTTGTGTGCTTGACCTCCATAGCTTTTAGTTTTGGCTCAGTGTATTGAGCGATTTTTTCCCAGCTATCTATAGCCTGCTTTAGCGCAATAAATAAAGTTTCTATGCCTGTATCTTCCGGTAAGCTCTCAAGCAAACTTTGCATCTTATGTGCGTTCTTTGCCATCTGCATAATAGGATGAAATTGCTCACCGTATTCATCTTGCAGCCTAGCGAGTAAGAACTTTTTGTTTTTGTTAGGTCTACCCTGCCTACTATTTGGTGCTGAATTAGCCATCTCTACGCCCCGTAATGCTCTTTATCCAGCAAAAGTATTTGATATTCTGTTGCGCAATATGCGTTGGGATTATCAGCTACAGCAGTCATTTTAACATCTGTTTTTTCATCCAAGTACAGGGCAAACTTTTTGCTTTGCATATATGACTGCTGGAATATTTTAACAGCAGACTTCGCATGAAATACGCCGCCAAAATCCCTCGCTCTCAATGTAGTCAAGACCGACCTAGCCTTTCCGACAGATACTTCTATTGAAAATATTAGCCCTACGTAACCTAACGGAACAGTATAGATTGATGACAATGATGTGTTGTGACCGTTTACTATTATAGCTTGCAAATTAGAACCAGCGGATGCAGTCACGTTCCCCTCCGCCCCACCATACGAGCCAGCAGTAGAGACCTCAAAAAGGTTTACCCGTAAAAAAGATTGTGTTGTTGCAACGTCACCTGTTCCAGTCAGGGTTACTGTTTCTTCTATTTCTGTATAAGAATTATCAAGACCTATCAGCTTGACTGTTCTCGCCCCTGTCCCTGAAGATGTGTCACTTGCAGATGTGGATGAGATTGTTAAGATTGAGGCTGTATCTAGGAATAAAAAAGTCCCACCTCCGCCCCATACATCTTCTGCGGAAGTCCCGACACTCTCATTGACACCAAAGACATCTACTGGCTTTGCGTGTTCAGAAAGCCCTGCTGAAACAAAAATATCAAAGTCATTTGATAATGTTGCTGGCAACTCAGTTACCACTGCTTTAGCCCCACTGAAAGCAGTATAGACCCAGACATCATGATCTATATCTACTAGCTCTAATTTCTCTCCATCAATTATTCGATGATAAGCCTTATTGCTTGGAGCTGGCTGATTATGAGTAACAGCTACTCTTATCTCACCCTCTCTAGCTTCAACAACAAGCCTATTCAGTCCTTGATTAACCTTAACGTACTGGTTAATTGATAACGCTATTGTGCTAGTGCTCATGATGTTCCATCTTTGGTATTATTGGTTTTATTATAACACCCATGAGCGAAAAGAACGAACCACCACTCATGAGATCCATAATCTCAGAAGGCGACATTTTGTATGGGCCAGTAACTAACAAGTTAAGCTCCTCGCATAGACTTCTTATCTCATAAGGATGAGCAACAATAGCTACATCACCAAGCTCTTGCTCAGTCACCTTGCCTTCCCTCCTCAAGTCATCAACAACAGATATTACACCCTCTACATCTAAACCCTCAATCTGAATCTCTACGGTCATATACCACCTCTATAAATTCCTTGCGTTTTTTTTCAACCTCAACAAACTTGTATTGCTTATGCGTGTTGAGAAACATTTTCATTTTTAATTTATAATCAGTTGTTCGCCATCCTTTTGCGTCCTCTACAACTTGCTCACCATCTTCAGTGTAAATAAAGTCAGCAATATAGTGAATGGCTCGTATAGCTTTTTTCCCTGCTCTAAACTTTTCCTGTAAAGTAAATTTTGGCTGACGACTTAACGCCGATATATCACCGTTAAACTCCCGTGCAAGTAAGACAAGATACCTGTCAGACTCCAGCTTTGAATCGAATTTCTCCTCTTGACCATCAATAACCAATGTATGTTTTTTTGCCCCGTACTTGCTTCTTTTAAACATATCTCACCCCTTCAACATATCAGGCGTAATCGATACCCTGCTAACTTCCCCGTAGCTCTCATGATACGTTATAACTTTTGCCCCTCTACCGCTAACCCAGCCGCCTCTACTGGCGTAAGCATCGTTTGCTGCCAGTGTTCTATGCTGCTCCACCGTCATAAGGTTTGTCTCTAATAACTTGTCATGGTGCATGTGACCCATGTGCGCATAAGAAAACTCTGTTTCACCAAAGACTGATCTAAATTTTGCAACAAAGACATCATCAACACTCTCTGGTTTCTTTTTGTGACCATGATGCCAAAATAATGACACCTTACCGAACACGTAGCAATAATAAGTGTCTGCTGTATTATCAACTGTTATTCTTGGCTCATTGTCATAGAAGGCGTGTAAGAACTCCCTTAACCATACTCCGCTTGCTGGATCGTGATTAGCATCAGCCATGATTATATGCAGCTCTTGATGCTTACTTAACAGCATACTAACTACTTGCCTAATCACCCTAATAACTACTCTGACTAATTTTTGGAATCTGGTGTCAGCGTCAAGTACATGTTTACTAGCAGGCGTTACCGCATCAAAGCCATCCCAATGCAAGAAATCACCTATGTTTGCAAAGACAGCTTTATTAGTCTCAGGTGACAGTTTTATTGCGCTAGAGAACCAGTTGACAAGTGTTTTCTCGGCTATATCTGTGTCCCAATCCTCACCAGCTTCCTCTCCCCATGCTAACATTCCGAAATGATAGTCCGTTATTGTATAAACGTTAATAAGGCTTTGCTGTGATCTTTCAGGTGCTTTTGTTTTTGCTGCTCTTGGTATTTCTTCTGCCAGTGCTTGTATGGCTTGTTCCATCAATTCTTGCTGCTTTTTGTGGTCTATGCTTGTTTTTGACCATTGCAGAACTTGCTTCCCTTCTTTATCGTAAAGTGTTGACGTTCCTTTAAGATGGAAACCTTCTGGAACGGTCTTAACCATGTCATGCTCAGGTGACCATCCACGCCTAGACGCTTTATGCCTCAACCTGTCAATAGTGTTAGTTAATGTTCCCTTTGCCAAGCCCAGCTTCGCCGCAGCCTCTCTTATGCTACTTGTCTCGCATAAAACCTTCACAACCTCACTTTGACGCTTCGTTGTACAAAACTGGATAAGCTCTTGGTAATTGTTTTTATTAGACACTTGTTTCCCCTTTTATAGTAACTTTTTGTATTCTAACACTTTATTTGATTTTAAGGTTTGCAATACTATTGTTGAGCCTGTTCCCGTCTATATTCTTAATCTTTCCTTCGTATCTACCATTGAGAAAAATCCAAGCAATTTTATTTGCTGTGTATTTTTTGCCGAATACCGTTATCTGCCTATACCCTTGACCATCAATGTAACCAGCAATACTCCCGCCTTTTGCCCGTGAATTAAAGTCCGCTTTCCATCTTATTTCTCCGGTTAAGCGGTTATAGATAAATAGCTGCTGAACCTTCTCTTTACTTATCATTCATGTTTACCGTCAAAGATTGGTCTTTGATTTTCATCTAGCTTCCACTCGTACCACTTACCGCACCCGTGACATAGCTTCTTGTTAAGACTTGTGAATAGTAAGAACGGCGCTTGACAGCATGGACTTATAGTTTTCATGTTTTTATCAACCCTTGTTCGAGCATAAGTAACTGCGTCCTGATAACGCCCTCATGATGAGCAAGCTGCAAACTTTCTCTTGAGTAAACAGTGCTAACCCTGCCATCTATTGCGTCATGACAAGATGAGCAGCCATAAGCGCCGTGCATGTCGCTAGACTTCGCACCCATACCACCGCCGCCTAAATGACATAGAACTGTTGTGTCGTCATCGAAGTTGCACACCCCGTAAAGTCGTATCTGGCACTCTTGCCCTTTTGCTGATTTAGTTAATCTACTCATACTTAAAACCTATTTTCATAGGAGTAAAACTACTAAGTGGTTGATTTATTCCCTGACGTTTATCCCTTTTTTCTTTGTTCGGGCTAGCCATCACTTGTCCTCCCTGATATACCTGACTGCTTCTTCTGGTATATGTGAATCGGATGGAGCTGGCTCGTCACACCACACCCAATAATTGCCGTTATCACTATCTGACTCAGGAATAAGATAAATAACGCTAGGAAGCTCTTTGCGCTCTTTCTCTATATCTCGATTAACACATAACTCTAAATATTCACTATTCATCCCTCTTCTCCTCTTGGCAGTCTTGGCCTTTTTCGCTTTTGGTTATCTTACTCATACGCTAAGCGGCCTTGCTTTTGGTGATGATAGGTACTGCAAAGACCCCGAATCATGATAGACACCGTACTTTCCTTCCTTGCCAGTGCCGTGCCTTTGCTTAGCGACATAGATAACGTTGTCTGGAATACCTATTAGCTTTGTTATTTGTTTATTGTCCGCGTCAGTCTTTTCATGTTTTGCCGTTAATATCCTGACTTGATCTTCCTTATCTTTGTTCCTGTGGAATATAACCAAGTTGTCTACAAGGTCAACAATCTCGCCAGCGCCCTTAACATCAAACTTGTCAGGCATTTTACCCTCACGCTCCGACTTCCTTATGTGATGCACTAAGTGAATATGCACGTTATTTCTTCGCGCCGACCACGCAAGCCTATCAACGAAATTCTTCTGAGCGTTGTAATCGTCAAGACCTAAGCCGCACTTAACCAAGGAATCAATAATAATGTGCTCAACACCTAGCTTGTTGGCCGCGTAATCAACTAAACCTAAGATTCTGCTAGATTCTACCGTGTCTATTTGGTCGTACAGCCAGACCTGACCATCAGTTTTCTTAATTAGCTTTCTGATGTAATCTTCTGACGGATTTTGCAACCCACCCATCTGCCTAACGAGCCTGTTTATTGTTGATTTTAACGGCATCTCCAATGAAGCTATCAGCCATTTGCTTACGGGCATAGTAAGTGCGCATATCTGATTAAGGATTTGCGACTTACCGTGACCGTTAATACCCGTCCATAACGTGACTTCGCCGGGACGCAAAGCGAAATCATCATGCGTCTTAGAGAATGGTAGCTTTAAACCGTTATTAGCTTCATCGCTATTGAACGACTCAACGGCTATATCGGAAAGCTCGGTAGCTGAAAGAATATTTTGGCTTTCTTGTACACCAGTAAATGCTATGTACTCAGGATCTTTCAGTAGGTCAATACTATTTAACGTTTTCATTGGACACCCTCATACTGATCAAAATCAGCAACGGGAGAGGATTCAGACTTTCTTCTTCGCTCCCACGTTCTTACTGCTGCCTTCCAGTCCTTCATCCTAGAACTCCCCACCTTCCAACCCACACTTTCATAGTAATCAACAAAAACGTCAGCGTCTATTATGTTTTGCCGTAACGAACAATACTCAGCAACTTCCTCAGAAGAAGGAACAACAAACCGCTTAGCTTTGTTATTATTCAGTCCTTGTTTATTATCAGTCCTTATTAGTACCTTATTTTCCTGTTCGGGAACTTCCTGTTCTGGATCACCTGTTTGTGGCCTGTCATAAACGCACCAATCGACATGCCCTGTGCTATGCCTTTTCATGCGAATGTAACCTGATTGCTTTAGATTTTTAATAGCAGTTGACACGCCATCTTGCCCTGTACGCTTTTGCTTGGCTAAGTGTGCTAAAGAAATCTGCCAATTGTCAGGCTTGGATAATAGGTAAACTAATAAACCTAAATCCTTCCAATCCAAGTTAGCGTCCTCTATAACTTGATTGCTAATTATAGTGAAATTATGCTCTGGCCTCTGACTACGAATAATCATTTGTAAACGCCAGTCATAACTTCCCTTATAAATTGAGATAGCTTTTCTCGCGTAGAATATCTCGCATGGTCATACCCACCATTAGATATTCGCCTAAGAGTTGGATAAGTCACCCCGGTCTCTTTAACTATGACCGCATGATTCGCAACCTTCAAAAACGATTCAACCCTCTTTCTACTTATTAACATTCTGCCTCTCCCGGTGATTAGTTATTAAATTGTACCTTTATTATCAGATTATTGCAATCTTAATTGCAGCTTTCTCTTTTCTACCCACGCTTTTCTTTCGGTTTCCAAATCTTTAACTGATAACTTCCCGCCTTGCTCCCTTGTTTCTACAGCCATTTCAAGCCTTAAATTATAACCCTGCATCTTGTCATCCACCTGACTCTGATCTTTCTTTTCCTTTTGCGCCATATACAACGGCCTAATATGCTGGTCTAATGGCTTCTCAAATAAATCACTCATTGATAAGCCCATAGCTTCAACAATATCCATTGGTGAATGTCCTGCATGACAATGTATAAGTATGCTCCCTGATGATAGTAGCTTAATTGACATCTGCCCCGTTGATGCGTGACCGCACGGGCATTGCGCCCGCCACGAATCACCACCAGAAGCTCTAACTTTTTCTAAACGTGCAAGCAGAACTTCAACACTCATTAATCACCATCCTTCACAAACTTGCCATCAACCATACTACCCGTGCGCTGGCTGATTGTTTTATACGCTTGCTCCACACATGTCTCCATATCTAAACCCCATGCTTGCGTCTGCATGACTAAGGTTACAAAGATGTCACCGATAGCATCTGTAATTTCTTCAACATCGCGTTCTTCAATAGCTTTCCGTAGCTCGGCTACTTCTTCTTCAGTCTTTTCA